TAATAATATATCTGCTGAACTTTTTGGAGCACAAACTATTGGAGAACCTAACAAAGACAATTTTAAAGCATTTGATGATTTGGAAAAACAGGATATTATTGATTGGTTAAATGCAGTTATGGATATTTCTGCTTTAGAAGAAAATATTGCACAGAAAATTGAATTAATAGAAAATCCAACCACAGTTACTTTACAATTAAAGAATAAAATATAAAATTAAATCAAATGGATATAAGAAAAATATCAATCGGACCTGACTATAAAAGTGGTGCTATGCACTACATAGTTGGTCAAAAAATATTAGGAGATTCTAACGAAATTCATCTAATTAAATACGATACGAAAAAACAATCTATACAAATTTACATTATTAATCAAAAAAATGAGGTAGTTTTGTGGAAAGAGTTTACCTTTACGGTTCCAATTTCAATCGAATTTAATATAGACTTTTAATGAAATCGCCTTTTTATTTTATAGCTAAGCCTAAAAATGGGAAAAGGTACGACAACACAAAAGACATAGCGGGAATTGAATTTATAATTAGTTCTTCAGAAGAAGACCATAAATTCTCAAACAGATATGCTGAGGTTGTAGAAGTACCATTAGGTTATACCGGTCCTATAGAGATAGGAGATACGCTTCTTGTGCATCATAATGCTTTCAAGTATTATAATGATATGAGAGGTCGTCAAAAAAGTGGTAAGAGTTTTTTTAAAGATGACTTATTCTTTATTGAAACCGACCAATTCTTTATGTATAAGAAAAAAGATAAATGGTTTGCATACGATAGATATTGTTTTGTAAAACCAATTCCTGCAATTGAATCCTACATCAAAAAACCTTTTAAAGAAGAACCATTAATGGGAATAATGATTTATCCAAATGATTACTTATTAAGTCAAGGTATTGATTCGGGAGATACTATATGTTTCAAACCTGATAGCGAATATGAGTTTGATGTTGACGGAGAAAAGATGTACAGAATGTATGACCACCAAATAACTATAAAGCTATGAGTACAAAAGACATAAAACTAAAGATTATAGCAGCAGGACATAAAGCTGTAGAAGAATTAATTAAAGTCGCTGAGGACTCTATATTGGACCCAAATAGCGAAGGAGATGATTTAGCTGCTGACAAGCTAAAAAATGCAGCAGCAACAAAGAAATTAGCGATATTCGATGCATTTGAAATTCTAAATAGAATTGAAGCTGAAAAGGAAAGCATTGAGTTATCTGAAAAAGGTGGAAGTCGAACTGATACAAGACAAGGTTTTGCAGAAAGAAGGTCAAGATAAATTATATACTGTAGTCAATGACTATATTGCTAAAGGAGTTATTTCTAATAAAAATAGAAATAGGTCTTGGGCGTATGGCTATAATGACCAATATGATGTTGTAGTAATATCAAAGACAGGTCAAATTGGAGACATTATTAATATATCAGGTCTTCATATTGCTATACCACCTGCTCCTGAAAAGTGTTTTCAAACAAGTTCAAGTAAAGCTGAACAATATTGGGAAAGACAACCGATACCTAAACCTTTAGAAAAAATACAATCTATATTCCAATGGAATGAAATGCCATCTGATTTTAAAAATAGATGGGTTGATTATATTGAACAAGAGTTTGATTATAGAGAGCAAGGATATTGGTTTATGAATAATGGAGTTAAAACATATATAACCGGCTCTCATTATATGTACTTACAATGGTCAAGTATTGATGTTGGTTATCCTGACTTCCGTGAAGCTAATAGAATCTATTGGTTGTTTTGGGAAGCTTGTAAAGCAGATGAGCGTAGTTTTGGTATGATATACCTTAAAATTAGACGTTCAGGATTCTCTTTTATGTCTTCGTCTGAGGCTGTAAATATAGGAACACTTGCTAAAGATTCAAGGATTGGTATTTTGTCTAAGACAGGAGCCGATGCTAAAAAAATGTTTACAGATAAGGTTGTTCCTATAAATAGTAGACTTCCTTTCTTCTTTAAACCAATTATGGATGGTATGGATAAACCTAAGACAGAGTTAGCATTTAGGGTTCCTGCATCTAAGATTACAAAGAAGAATATGTATGAATCTGATGCTGAAATAATTGAAGGATTAGATACATCAATAGATTGGAAGAATACAGAAGATAACTCTTATGACGGGGAAAAACTTCTATTTTTAGCTCACGATGAGAGCGGTAAGTGGACTAAACCAAATAATATTAAAGAGAATTGGCGAGTAACTAAAACGTGTCTTCGATTAGGGTCTAAAATCATTGGTAAGTGTATGATGGGTTCAACGTCAAATGCTTTATCAAAAGGAGGTCAGAACTATAAAGATATGTATGAGGATTCTAATGTATTAGTTAGAAATGCCAACGGCCAAACTAAATCAGGATTGTATTCTTTATTTATTCCTATGGAATGGAATATGGAGGGATTCATAGATAAATATGGTATGCCTATTTTCTATAAACCTGTTGAACCTATAAAAGGTGTAGATGGTTCTTGGATTAAGAATGGTGCTGTTGATTATTGGGAAGCAGAGGTTGACTCTTTGAAAAATGATGCTGATGCGTTAAATGAGTTCTATCGTCAGTTTCCAAGAACAGAGTCTCACGCATTTAGGGATGAAAGTAAGCAGTCTTTGTTTAACCTTACAAAGATATACCAACAAATAGATTATAATGACTCTCTTATAAAAGAGCATTATATTACAAGAGGTTCTTTTCATTGGCAGGATGGTATTAAAGATACTAAAGTTCTTTTTACTCCCGACAATAAAGGAAGATTCTTAGTTAGTTGGACTCCTGCAAAACACTTGCAAAATAATGTACATATACGAAATGGAGTTAAATATCCGGGGAATGAACATATAGGGTCTTTTGGATGTGACTCTTATGATATATCAGCAGTAGTTGGTGGTAGAGGTTCTAATGGTTCTCTTCACGGACTTACTAAATTCAATATGGATGATGCACCTTCCAATGAGTTTTTCTTGGAGTATATAGCAAGGCCTCAGACAGCTGAGATATTTTTCGAAGAAGTTCTTATGGCTTGTGTATTCTATGGTATGCCTATTTTAATTGAGAACAATAAACCTCGATTACTATACCATTTTAAAAATAGAGGATATAGAGGGTTTTCACTAAATAGACCTGATAAACAATATAATAAATTAACAAAAACAGAACGAGAACTTGGAGGAATACCTAACTCTTCTGAAGATGTTAAACAATCTCACGCTTCTGCGATTGAGTCTTACATCGAGAAACATATAGGTTTTGATATGGCAGGGAATTATAGAGACCCTGACCAAATAGGCAATATGCCTTTTACGAGAACATTAGAAGATTGGGCTAAGTTTGATATAAACGATAGAACAAAATTTGATGCTTCTATTAGTTCAGGATTAGCTATTATGGCTAACCAAAAGCATTTATATATTCCTGAGAAAAAAGATTCAAAAATTATTATTAACTTCGCAAGGTATTCTAATGATGGTTCAACAAGTCAATTAATTAAATGAAAAATATAACAATAGATATTACATCGTCAGTATTTCCAAGTCAGTTAGCTACTGATGCGGAAAAAGCGTCTCCTCAATTTGGTCTACAAGTTGGTCAAGCTATTCAGTACGAATGGTTCAGAAAAGACGGAAATAATTGTAGATATTATAGCCAATGGAGAGAATTTAATAGGTTAAGACTCTATGCGAGAGGAGAACAGCCTATTGCTAAATACAAGAATGAATTAGCTATTGATGGAGATTTATCCTATCTAAATTTAGATTGGACTCCTGTTCCAATTATTTCTAAATTTGTTGATATTGTTGTAAACGGTATGTCGGATAGATTGTTTAAAGTTAAGGCATACGCACAAGATGCAATGTCTCAAGCTAAGAGAAGCAAGTATCAAGAAATGATGGAGTCTCAAGTAGCAGGTAAACAAATCTTATCTCAAATAAAAGAACTTTCAGGAGTTGACCCTTTTGTTATGGACCCTGATAAACTTCCTAATAGTGATGAAGAATTAGCATTATATATGCAGCTTAACTATAAGCCTGCTATTGAGATAGCTGAAGAGGAAGCTATCAATACAATGTTTGACGAAAACCATTATGATAACATTAGAAAGAGACTTGATTATGACGCTACTGTAATTGGTATTGGAATAGCTAAGCACGAATTTCTTCAAGGTTCAGGTGTACAAATTTCTTATGTTGACCCTGCTAATGTTGTTTACTCTTACACAGAAGACCCTTACTTTAGAGATTGTTTCTATTGGGGAGAAATCAAAACGCTTCCTATTACGGAGTTAATGAAGATAGACCCTACTCTAACAAAAGAAGACCTTCAAGAAATTACACAATACAGTCAACAATGGTACGATTATTATAATGTTGCTCAATTTTATGAGAATAGTGTATTCTCAAGAGATACAGCTACATTAATGTATTTCAATTATAAAACTACGAAAAAAATTGTTTACAAGAAAAAAATTCTTGATAGCGGAGTTACTCGTATGATTGAGAAAGATGATACTTTCAACCCTCCTACAGAAATGATGGAAGAAGGTAATTTCGAAAAGATTGAAAAAACAATTGATGTTTGGTACGAAGGAGTTATGGTTATGGGAACCAATATTCTTTTGAAGTGGGAATTATCTAAAAATATGGTAAGACCAAAATCTGCATCTCAACACGCAATACCAAATTATGTTGCTGCGGCACCTCGTATGTATAAAGGAGTAATTGAGTCTTTAGTAAGAAGAATGATTCCTTTTGCAGACCTTATCCAAATAACACATTTAAAACTACAACAAGTAATCAATAGAACAGTTCCTGATGGGGTATTTATTGATGCTGATGGTTTAAATGAAGTTGACTTAGGTACAGGAGCGGCATACAATCCTGAAGACGCATTAAGATTATACTTTCAAACAGGTTCTGTTATTGGTCGTAGTTATACTCAAGATGGAGACTTTAATAACGCAAGAGTTCCTATTACTCAGTTGACTTCTAATTCAGGTGCTTCTAAAACGCAAATGCTTTTAGCTAATTATAATCATTATATGGATATGATTAGAGCTGTAACCGGATTAAATGAAGCAAGAGATGGTTCTACTCCTGACCCTAACTCTTTAGTTGGTGTTCAGAAGTTAGCAGCATTAAATTCAAATACAGCTACAAGACACATATTAGAAGGAAGTTTATTTATTTACAGAACATTAGCTGAGGCTTTAACTTATAGAATTGCAGATATATTAGAATACTCTGATTTCAAAGAAGATTTTATTAATAAGATAGGAAGATTTAATGTTTCTATTTTAAATGATATTAAAGAACTTTATATTTATGATTTTGGTATTTTTATTGAGGTTTCTCCTGATGAAGAACAAAAAGCTCAACTTGAGGCTAATATCCAAATGGCATTGTCTAAAGGAGATATTAATCTTGAAGATGCAATTGATATTCGTGAAATTAAAAACCTTAAACTTGCGAACCAATTATTGAAACTTAAGAGAGTTAAGAAACAAGAGCGTGAAGAGCAAATGAAGATGCAGCAACAAGCTATGACTGCTCAACAACAATTGAAGTCTCAAGAGATGGCAGGCCAAATAGCAGCGGAGAAAATGCAAATAGAACTTCAAACAAAAATGCAGTTAAAACAAGCTGAAATTGCTTTTGACATACAGTTATTAGAAAGAGAAGCTCAAATGAAATCTGACCTTATGGCTCAAGAGTTTAGCTATAATCAGCAATTAAAAGGTATTGAAATTGAAACACTTAGTGCTCGTGAAAAAGAAAAAGAAGATGCTAAATCTAAAAGAATAAGTCAACAAAATACAGAGCAATCAAAGTTAATAAATCAACGTAAAAACAACCTACCTCCGTTGAATTTTGAATCAAATGAGGATAGCTTAGATGGGTTCGACTTAGGAGAATTTGAGCCTCGATAAAATATAAACATTTTTGTTTACATTTGTAAAAAATTAAATCAAATTAAAATTAAATAAAATGGAATTAAAAGTAAGAGCCTTAGACGGTACTGAAGAAAAAGGAGTTGCTCAAGTAGAACAAGAGTTACTTGATAGACACGAGCAGCAGTTTACAGATATTAGTAATCAACAACCGGATGATGTGCCGCATGTTGAAATGCCACAGGTTGATGCGCCAACTGTTGACGCACCACCCGCATACGATGATAGTTCGGATGAGTTATCAGAAGAAAAAGTTCTTTCATATATTGGTAAAAAATATAATAAAGAAATTAAATCGTTTGACGATTTAATGGCTGAAAGAAAAGAATCAATTGATTTACCTGAAGATGTTGCTACTTATTTAAGATACAAGCAAGAAACGGGTAGAGGAATTGAGGACTTTATGAAGCTAAACAAAGATGTAGATTCTATGGAGCCTGAAACTCTTTTAAGAGAGTATTTTTCTTCAACTCAAGATGGTCTTGATGCAGATGATATAGAAGTTTTAATGGATGACTATAGATATGATGAAGACCTTGATGATGAATCTACAATTAGAAAAATTAAGTTAGAAACCAAAAAGGCTGTTGCCCAAGCTAAGAAGTTTTTTAATTCTCAAAAGGAAAAATACAAAGTGCCACTTGAGTCAAGTGCCCCACTTATTTCTGAAGAAGAAAAAGAAATCTACGAAAGCTATAAGCAATATACCAAAGAGGCTAAGACTATTGAAGAAGAAAACGAGAGAAAAAGAAATTGGTTTGAACAAAAAACCCAAGAAGTTTTCAGTGACGAGTTCAAAGGTTTTGAATTTGCAATTGATGACAAGAAGATTACTTTTAATCCCGCAGACCGAAATGAATTGAAAAAATTACAATCTAATCCTGCAAACTTTGTAAATAAGTTTTTAGATGAGCAAGGTTTAATTAAAGATGCTATCGGTTATCATAAGTCATTAGCTGTAGCTATGAATCCTGAGAAGTTTGCAAGGTTCTTTTATGAACAAGGTAAATCAGATGCTGTTGATGGGACAATGAAGAATATTAAGAATATTCAAATGTCTGAGCGTGTAGCACCTCAAATTACCAAGTCAAATGATGGGGTTCAAGTTAGAGAGGTAAATCCTGATTCGGGAAGGAGCCTAAAAATCCGAAGCATTAAAAAATTGTAAAACTTTAAATTAAAAAAAAATGGCAAGTGCTTTATTAAACAATCCTACTTTTGCTTTACAGCCAAGTGCTGAGCAAGTAGCTTTACAGACAAACTATATTACTAACTTCAACTTCTTGAATCAGTATCTTCCTGATACTTATGAGAAAGAATTTGAGCGTTATGGTAATAGAACCATCGCATCATTCTTAAGAATGGTAGGTGCTGAGATGCCTTCTAACTCTGACCAAATTAAATGGGCAGAACAAGGTCGTCTACACATTAAATACACTAACTGTACTTCAGCTGCTGCTGCAGGTTCAGGTACAGCAACTTTCACAGTAGCTGACTCAGGTGTTACTTACATCGCAATCCGCGTTGGACAAACTGTTATGATTCAAAACAACACTTCAGGTGTTTTCAACAAAGCAATCGTAACTGCAGTTCCATCTGCAACTACTTTCACAGTAGCTTACTACGAAGCAGCAGGACAAGCTTTTGCTGTATCTACTCAATGTACTGTATTCATCTACGGTTCTGAGTTCAAAAAAGGAACTCCGGGAATGGTTGGTTCATTAGAATCAGAAGATTCAATCTTCTCTAACAACCCAATTATCATTAAAGATAAATATGCGGTTAATGGTTCTGATATGGCTCAAATCGGATGGGTAGAAGTTACTACTGAAAATGGTGCTACAGGATACTTATGGTATTTGAAATCTGAGCACGAAACTCGTTTAAGATTCGAAGATTACTTAGAAACTGCAATGATTGAAGCAGTTCCTGCTGCGTCAGGTTCAGCTGCTAATTCTCAAGGTTATATGGGTTCTGAAGGTATCTTCTACGTAGTAAACAACAGAGGAAATGTATGGGGTGGTGGTACACCAACTACTTTACCTGATTGGGATACAATCGTTTCTCGTTTAGATAAACAAGGAGCTATTGAAGAAAATGCTTTATTTGTTAACCGTGGATTGTCTTTCGACATCGACAATATGTTAGCTACATTGAACGGATTCGCAGGAAGTGGTGTATCTCAGTCTGCATCATTCGGTTTATTCGATAATGACATCAATATGGCATTAAACTTAGGATTTACAGGATTCCGTAGAGGTTATGATTTCTACAAATCTGATTGGAAATACTTAAATGACCCAACAATGCGTGGAGGTTTAAACCAAACTGCTGCAACTGCAACAGGTACTGTAACAGGTTTATTAGTTCCTGCAGGTTCTACTTCAGTATACGACCAAATCTTAGGTAAAAACGCTAAGAGACCATTCTTACACGTAAGATACCGTGCTTCTGAAGCTGAGGACAGACGTTACAAAACTTGGATTACAGGTTCTGCCGGAGGTGCTCAAACATCTGACTTGGATGCAATGGAAGTGAACTTCCTATCTGAAAGATGTGTATGTACTTTAGGTGCAAACAACTTCGTATTATTCCGTTTCGGATAATATATAGTTTAAATATTACAGAGTCTCATTCGTGAGGCTCTGTATATTTTTTATTTAGAAAAAGAATTAAATCAAATTAAATATTTATAAAATGGCAAAGACAAAAACTGTAGACAAGGTCTACAAATTATTATCAGGAAATCCGCTTTCATATAGCTTAGCTTCAAGAAATCATCCACGATTCCCTTTAATGTGGTATGATGAAGACAAACAACAAAACAGAGCATTAAGATATGCTATAAACCAAAAATCTCCTTTTGAAGATGAACAAGATGGTAACGCTATTATGGAACCAATTATTTTTGAAGATGGTTTCTTAAGTGTTTCAAGAACTAATCCTGTATTGCAGGAGTTCTTACATTATCATCCTTTAAATGGAAAAGTGTTTGTAGAAGTTGATGAAGAAAAAGAAGCAGAAGAAGAAGTTGCAGATATGAATCTTGAAATAGATGCATTAATTGCAGCAAGAGAACTTACTATTGAACAAATAGAGACATTAACAAGAGTTATGTTTGGTAAAGACCCTTCTATTTATCCATCAGATATTCTGAAGAGAGATATTTTAGTATATGCTAAATCTGAACCAAGAGACTTTTTAAATATATTAAACGACCCTGAACTTAAATTTCAAGCTAAAATTCATTTATTTTTTGAAAGTAAATTATTAGCATTGAGAAATAATGACAGAGAGATTTGGTTTAATACTTCTACAAATAAAAAGAAAATGTTATCAGTACCATTCGGAGAAGACCCTTATGAAATGGCAGGACATTTTCTTCAAAGTGATGAAGGATTAGATGCATTAAAAATGTTAGAAGCTATTCTTAGTGAATAGATAAAAATCGGGATTAGTCGAAAATTAGCACAGATTTATTTCTGTGCTTTTTTTTTATGTATATTTGTAAAAACTATTTAAAATGATAAACGAAGTTAGAAACTCAGTATTGTCCGTTCTAAATAAGAACAACTATGGATATATTTCTCCCTCAGATTTCAATTTATTTGCACAGAATGCACAAATGGAAATTTATGAGGAGTATTTTAGCAGTTACAATAAAGTAATAAATGCTGAAAATTCTCGTGGTTCAGGTACGGATTATGCAGATATAGAAGCTCCATTGTCAGAAACTTTAGAAACTTTTTTAGTTACTAATTACCTATCTAATGTTTCAGCAAATTCATATTCAGTTCCTTCTGTTACAACTACAGGAAACACAGCTTACTATATATTAAAATTATTATGTCGTCCAACTGTTTTAGCGTCAGGTACTAATACTGCAGTATCTGCATCTAATCTTGTTGATTCTGCAGCATCATTTTCAAGTAATACCATATCTCAAGGAGATATAGTTGTAAATACATCTACTAATACAACAGCTAAAGTTGTTTCTGTAACATCAGCTACTACTATACTTTTAGATGCTAATATATTTTTAGCTACAAATAGAAATTATAAAATAATATCATCTGATTCAAAAGAAGCTGATAAGGTTAGTGTTGGTAAAATAACTATGTTAAATAGTTCTCCTCTTACTCAACCAAATAATCTATATCCTTCATATACATTAGAAGGGGATAGAATTAAAATATACCCTACAACTGTAAATTCTTATGGTCAAATTGAGGCTGTTTATTTTAGACACCCTATACCTCCAAAATGGACCTATATTACTTTAGCAAATGGAGAACCGGTATTTGACCAATCACAATCTGATTATCAAGACTTTGAGTTACCTTTAGAAGATGCTTACAAGTTAGTAACTAAAATACTTGAATATTGTGGTATGTCTATTCGTGAAACGGAAGTTACTCAATTTGGTATGACTCAACAAGCACACGAACAACCTACATTTAGCGTTCAACAATAAAATTAAAAAGATATGGCATATTTATCACAGTATGAATACTACGAAAATAATGGTATTACACCTCAAGATGCAAATTGGGGTTCTTATCAATATATTAGTCTTGAAGACATTGTAACAAATTATTTATTGATGTACTATGGAAACCATTCATTAGTAAATAATGAAGAGCGTTATAAAATTATATTTCACGCAAAACGTGCTGTTCAAGAATTAAACTATGATGCTTTTAAAGAAGTAAAAGTTTTAGAGTTAAGTGTTACAGATTCTCTTAGATTTATCTTACCTTCGGACTATGTAAATTGGGTTAGAATTTCAATGTATAAAGATGGTTGGCTTAGACCTTTGACAGAAAATATTCAAACACTTTCTTCAAATGCTTATCTACAAGACCAACAAGGTAATATCTTATTTGACCAAAATGGAAATATATTACAACCACAATACTCTGATATTGATTACGATAGACTTCATAAACTTAAAAAGAGTATATACCTAAATAGAGGTAATCCTTTTGATGGAATGTCAGGTTGGAATTATAATGGAAATTGGTATTTTGAAATGGGTGTAGGAACTCATTTTGGTTTGAATACAGAAACAGCTAACTTTAACCCAACTTTTAATGTTGACAAAAAAGCAGGAGTGATAAACTTTGATTCAAGTATGGCAGGAGAATTATGTATTCTTGAGTACATATCTGATGGTATGGAAGGGGGAGATGATTCTTTAATTAATGTGAATAAATTATTTGAAAAGTATATTTATGCTTATATTACTTATGAAATTCTTAACTCAAAATTTGGAGTTCAAGAATATATAGTGGCTCGTGCAAGAAAAGAAAAATCAGCATTGTTAAGAAACGCAAAAATAAGAATCAGTAATATTCATCCGGGAAGACTACTTATGAACTTAAGAGGAATGGATAAGATAATTAAATAATATGGCAAACATAACGAGAAATTTTATAGCAGGAAGAATGAATAAGGTCGTTGACCAACGACTACTTCCTGATGGAGAATATGTTGACGCTATGAACGTTAGAATGGGTTCTACTGAAAAATCTGAAGTAGGAGTTATTACTAATACAATGGGGAATTTACCATTAACTTCATTAGCATATATTGATGGAACTTTATTAAGTGCAAATGCAAGATGTATTGGTGCTATTGAAGATAGTGCAAATGAAACTATTTATTGGTTTGTACACGACCCTGACTTTACTATAGGAGCTACCGGTAAACTTGATTTAATAGTTTCTTTTAATATAAATACAAATATATTAACTTATCATGTAATAAGTATAAATGATGGAGATGGTGTAAATACTACTCTTAATTTCAATCCTACTTATCTTATAACAGGAGTTAACATAATAGAAAATTTATTATTCTTTACTGATGATTATAATGCTCCACGAAAAATTGATATTACAAAAAACTACGCTAATCCTGTAGCAAATATAGACCAATTTAGTGCAGAGTCTATTCTTGTTATTAAAAGACCTCCAACTCAGTCCCCTACTGTTCAACTTATAACAACAAGTGGTCAAGAGAATTATTTACAAGATAGATTTATTTGTTTTGCTTATAGATACGAATATGAGAACGGAGAATACTCTGCTACTTCTCAATGGTCAGATATTGCATTTATACCTAATCCTTTTGAGTTTAGTATAAACAGTATGCTTAATGAAGGTATGACTAACTTCTGTAATACTGCAATTGTTAGTTATAATTCAGGAGGACCTTTAGTTGTTGGAATTGACTTATTATTTAAAGAGTCAAATAAGAATATTATTAAGGTTATTGAAAAACTTGATAAAGCAAATGATTTAGGTGGTGTAAATAATCAAGTTCTACAATATTCATTTAACAATAGTAAAATATTTACAGTTTTAAGTGAAGCTGAAATACTTAGACTTTATGATAATGTACCTCGTTTTGCTGAAGCCCAAACAATTATGGGCAATAGATTGATGTATGGTAATTATGTTGAGGGATATGATTTGATTGATGGAAATGGGCAACCTGTAAAATTAGAATACGATGCTAATTTTATAACTGAAGAAATAGGATTAACTAATTTAACTGACAATACACAAACAGGAACTTATCAAATAAATGGACCATTATCTATTCCTAATTCTATAGTTTATGTAGATTTAGCAGGAGCTAATCTTGTAGCGGGGTCTTTTATTACATTAGATATAACAATTACTCATAATTCATTTTCAGGAACACTCCCTTATCCTGCTGAAACATCAGATGATATACAGGTTACATTTAATTTTTTCTTAAATGCAAATTATTCATCTGTATATGCTATGGCTTCAAGTGTCGAGTTTCAATCGGTAGTTGGTACAGCTGCAAACATACTTCCTGTATATGACCCAACTCCGGGAGCTGAAACATCTTGTGATGGTACTACATTTACGGACAATATAAACTGTCTTTTACCAAATAACTTAGATGCTCTACAGAAAGTAGGTAGTGGTATTACAAGTATAAACCAACCTATAAAAATAATAACAACTCCTTCAAGTACGCAAATTGGTTTTCAATTATGTGCAATGAAATATGTAGATAATCCAACTACACCAACAGGATTTGTTTATGAATACTACAGCATAACTTTTGCAGATGCTTCTTTTCAAGAAATAGGTAATCCAAAAAGTTTGCATAGTAATAGAGGTTATGAAATTGGTATTGTTTATATGGATGAGTTTAACAGGTCTTCTACAGCTTTAGTTAGTCTTAATAATGCTGTTCATATACCTTGTGGTTTTTCTGCAAATAAAAATTCAATACAAGTAACAATACCTCCTACTCAAAGAGCTCCTTATTGGGCTACTCGATACAAGTTTGTAATTAAGCCTGATGAAGAAAATTATGAAACTATATATTCTAATTTATTCTTTACAGACCCTGATACAAATTCAGTATGGTTTTTATTAGAAGGGGAAAATATGCAAAAGGTTGAAATTGGAGATAGACTTATAGTTAAAGCAGATAGCAATGGACCTAAATCAAATTGTGCTTATGCTACAGTTTTAGAAAAAACATCACAGGCTTCAGGATTTATAGAACCTGTAGGATATGACGTTACAGTACCTGCGGGATTATATATTAAAATCAATCCAAATAGTTTTTCTGCAGTTCTTGACCCTGATGCTATAATTAAAATACCTGCTCAAGAAGACTGTGCTCCAAAAGGAGGTAATTACTCTATATCAAGACAAACAGTAAATATAAATAGAGGTGTAGGTTTTGACCCTTTACATCCAACTTGGGCGTATGAGGATTATAGTATTCCTGCAGGAAGTATTATTACTTTAAATTTTGATTGGCATAGAGAAGGTACAGGAGGCGATTGTGAGCGTAGAGGTTATACATTTAGCAGAAGATTAACTGCTTCTGCTAATTATGACAACTTAATGGATTGGTGGAATGGAGATAATGTTGGAGAATTATTAAATACAGGTTTTTCAAAAGACGGAAGTACAAGTTTAGAGTATATACCTACAGTTGGATATTTAAATCAAAATGATTTTAATGTAAATTATCTTCAGTTTGATAGAATTGTATCTACAAATCAATTACTTCTTCAATATTCCACAGGTAAAAGCTGTACAGGATTGGATAAACCTAATAGAAGAAAATATTGTGTAACAACAGGTATTGAAGTTCTTAGAGCGGTTGATTTAATGATATTTGAAACTGAACCTCAAGATGCTTTACCTGATGTATTTTTTGAAAATAATTTGTCTTTTGGAATTGATTCAAATGGAAACCATTTAGGTAATGTTCAAAATCAAACTACTTCAGTTCCTGCAATAGTTGATACAGAATTTTTCAATTGTTTTTCTTTTGGAAATGGAGCTGAAAGTTATAAAGTTAGAGACTCTCTTGTTGGAAGAAGTTTTAATTTTGGAGAAAGAGTTACTGCAGTAGCTGAACAAAATTATGAAGAAGTAGATAGATTTGCAGATATTACTTATAGTGGAAATTATAACAGAGAAACTAATGTAAATAGACTTAATGAGTTTAACAAAGGTTTGTCTAATTATAAAAATTGTGAAGCTTCTTTTGGTCCTATTCAAATAATGGATGGAAGAGAAACTGATGTATTAGTTCTTCAAGAAGATAAAATATCTTATGTATTAGCAGGAAAAAATTTACTATCTGATGCAAGTGCAGGAAATATAATTACAGCTACTCCTGAAGTATTAGGAACTCAAATAGCTCGTACTGAAAAGTATGGTATTAGTTTTAATCCTGAAAGTTATATTCAATGGGGTTACGATAGATATTTTACAGATGTTAAACGTGGAGCTGTAATTCAAATAAAAGGAGATTCAGGTCCAAGTGACCAATTAGTAGTAATATCTAACCAAAATATGAGAACTTGGTTTAGAGATGAATTTAATAAATCTTTTAATACTCAAAAACTTGGAGGTTTTGATCCTTATATGAATGAGTATGTTTTGGCTATGAACGACCAACTACTACCTGTAAATCCTCAGTGTTTAAGTTGTGGTACTTTTCAAACATTTACTCTTTCAGTGGCTCCTCCTGATACATCAAAAACATTCACATATTGTGTTGATTTAGGTCCTCTTGTAGGAACTACTGAAGTTGAATGGGTATTTACAGACATTGAATCAGGAGCTACTTTAGATGTTGAAATTAATTATGATGGAACTGTAGTTAGTTCAGGTCCTACAGCTATTGATGGAAGTTTGTTTTTTAATAAAGATAGTATTTCAGTTGAAACAGTTGAGATAACATTAACTTATACCGGAGATATGGTTGTATCTGTTTTAGCTAATTGTTGTGAAGCAGAACCTTTAAACATTGTTGAAGTTGTTATTACAAATAACTCTGAAGCAGGTCAAACCATTCATACACAATATAGATATACAAATGGTACTTTTGTTGGACCATTATTATCTAATTTAGTATTGTTCCAAAGTGGTACAGGTACACCGCTTGTTTCAAGATATAATATTACATCAGGCTTTGTAGGTTCAGGTGGATTCCCTCCTGAGTCAAGCACGATGAGATTATCTACAAATAAGATAGCTCCTGATACTTATGATTTTAATATTGCACAAGATAAGTTTAAATACTTAAGAAGTAATACATTATATGCAAATACAAACTTAGGTATTCAAGCTATGTTAGCTGCTTCATCAACTGCAACACCAAATGCAGGTTCAAGTCCGTTGTTCTATGCAGACTTTACAGTTCCTGCAAGTACAAGTGGAATTTACTTATATTTAATTTGGGATTTAAGAGATGCTATACTTGATGAATTATGTTTTGCAGCTACAGCTATAGATGCTTGTTGTGATTGTACTTCGGGTAATTATTATTTAAATGCTTCATTTGAAAATTCAACATCTATATTTACTAATGCAAATATGACTACATTTGCAGCAAATGGATTTTATTCTGCTGATGGTATAGTTCGTCAATTAGTAGATGGTGTATTATTACCTGTTCAAACTTGCAATCCTTGTGCAGTTGAAGTAACTTTGTGCTTTGGAGAAAATGCTGATGATGTTTGTTGTTTCTGCGACACTTCTTGTACAGGGCCATACAATACATATCTTGTATCTAATCCAACTGAATCAGATGTATTGGTAGGATATTATAATGAAAATGGATATTTCCAAGAAATTTCATTACCTTCAGAAACTGTTGATTATGAACTATGCAGTATAGGTCTTCCGACTTGTAGTAATCCATTAGTTTCAGCAACGATAGTATTTGATTCTTGCGATTGTGTAATACCTTAATTAAATTAAAATATGGCAATAAATTCAACATATTATTTAGATGCAGCTAACTTATCATTGGCTACATCAGTTTATTTAGATGAATCATTATCTTTATTAGCTCCTGATGGATTTTATGGAAATGGAACAATAACAAGACAGCAGTCAGCAGGTATTCTGTTGGCTTCTGCAGCTTGTCCTGATTGCGGAACTCCTTGTGGAGGAACTATATCGGCAGGTGGTAATGCAGGTATTTATCTTCTTAATTTAAATGCCGGTAGTACAGCAGGAGATATAGGAGCTATAATAGTTCAATTTAATCCTCAAAACGTGCCTGATGGAATTAAAGCTACTTATGATGGAAATGTTTATAATACATTATGCTCTCCTACAATGGGACTACTTAAAAGTTCAGACCCTACAAGATTTACTGTATTAGGAAGTACAACAATGGTAATACCAAAGACAAGTCCTACACCAAATATAGTTAACTTTGAAGTAATAGGGAATTGTGGTCCTACTGCTTGGGATATAGTGATAAATTGTCCTACTTTGTTGCCTTCTTTTCAAAGTTCATTAAAAATTAGTTCTCCAACTGTTCCTTGTGATTCAGAGTTAGTTGATACATATTATTTTGCAAGAGTTCACACTCCTGATGATGGTTATGTGGGATTGTATGATTATGTTTTCCAAGACCCATACGGAGAGACTCCTGTAGAAGATGGATATTATCTTGTAGATAGTTTAGCACCTCCAAATCAAGTAATGAGGGTTTTAAATGGAATAGTAAGAACATTAACAACTTGTACACCATAATTATGAACTATACATTATCATATAGCGAAGGAGTAGCAGGATGGGTATCCTTCTACTCGTATTACCCTGATTGGATGATTGGGATGAACAATTTCTTTTACACTTTTAAGGGTGGGAATATTTATAGACACAATGTGAATACTGCAAGGAATACATTTTATGGTGTATTTACTCCAACTACTATTCAGAGTGTCTTTAATAATTCAGCTCTTGAAAATAAATTATTTAAAACAATCAACTTAGAAGGAGATGCTCCTTGGGGTGCTGCTTTAGAAACTGATTTACAAGTATCAGGTTTCATAAACCAAAGTTGGTTCGAAAAGAAAGAGGCTTCTTATTATGCGTTTGTTAGAAATAATTCAATAGGAGAATTTGCATTAAGAAGTTTAAATGGTATTGGAAATAGCCTTACTGTTACAGGTGCGGGTACTACTTCGGCTACAATAAACTTTAGTATATCTCCATTAATATCAATTGGTAATATTATAAGTGTTGGAGATTATGTTTATTTTGGACATCCTAACCCAAGCTTTGCAGGTCAGGTTACAGCTATAAATGTTGACTTACCAAATGGTATAAACCAAATTGTTATAAACAATGCAATGACAAATCCTTTGTCAGTTACAATACCGGGGAATGTAAGATTTTTCTTCTATGTGAAAAATTCTGTAGCAGAATCACACGGAGTTTTAGGACATTATTGTACCTTTACACTTCAAAATAATTCTAACTCTAAAATAGAATTATTTGCAGTTGAATCAGAAGTTATGAAAAGTTTCCCTTAATTTTATTATCTTTGTCTCTGTATGAAGTTAACTATTAGACAACTTAACGAAAATGACTACCAAGAAACACTTGTTAAATGGTGGGAAGATTGGGGTTGGACAGCACCTGAAAAGGACTTTCTTCCTGACGATGGAAAAGGTGGATACATTGTATATGATGAAGATATTCCTGTATGTGCAGGTTTTATTTATATAACCAATTCAAGAGTTGCTTGGGTTGATTGGATAATTTCAAATAAAGAATATAAAGAAAAAAGAAGAGAAGCTATAACAATGCTTATAGACACTTTAACTAATCTTAGTAAAATGTCAGGAAGCAAATATGCTTATGCTTTAATAAAAAATGAAAGTTTAATAAAGACGTATGAAAGCCTTGGTTATGTAAAAGGCGATTCATATACAAGTGAAATGATAAAATTACTTTAAAATGGGAGTAGCAACAGCAATAGCAATCGGAGGATTGGCAGTATCAGGAGCATCTACCGCAATGTCTTTTATCCAAGCGGGAGAACAAAAGAATAAAGCAAGACAAGCAGAGGCGGATGCCGCAGCTGCAATGGAAAAAGCACGTAAAAGACTTGAAATTAATTATGCTAAACAAATAGCTATTAATAAAGAACCTTATGTATTAGCAAGAGAAGCTTCATTATCTGCAGGATTACAAGCTCTTCAAGCAAGTAGAGAGGCAGATAGAGGTGCTGAGGTTACAGCAGGTAAAGTTCAAATGGCTCAGAACGAAGCTCAAGCAGGTATTCGTACCGAGATGGGTAAAGAGTTAACTGATATTCAAAAAGATATTACTAACGAGAGTAGCCGTCTTGCAGACTTAGGATTTCAATTAGATACTGAAGAAGCTGCCGGAGCTCAAATGGCTGCAAGAGGTGCTGAAGAAGCTTCTGCTGCAGCAACTGCTCAAGGTTTTCAAGGTTTAGCATCTACAGCTCAACAAGGTTTAGATATGGTTAATTTATACCAAAAACAAGCACCTACATCTCAGTTTGATGCAAACGCTACTACATCTGCTAATAAGAATGTTATAAATAATGTGAATCCTGCATTTAAAAGTAGCGCATCTAATCAATTTGGACAATTAGATAAATCTCAGCAAGCAGCTCAAATTTTTGGAAATTCAGTAAATCCATTTATGCCTTATAGTGTAAGAGGTGGTGTAAAGGCAGGTCAAATATGGCAAGATTCATTCTCTAATCCTTTTGTTCCAAAAAGAAGATAATTTTAATAATAAACTATGGCAACATACTACAAATATGCAGAGCGTGATGCCGACTCACAGGTAAATTGGGCCGAGGTCGGTAAAGGTTTAAGCGATATGCTCGCTGAAACTAATCGTGTAAGACAAGAAAAGAAAGATGCGATTGATGCCGCTACGCGTGAGACAATGAAATATCTTGCGGAGACTCCAAATGGAGAACACGTTGGTGCAAGAGAGAGTGTATTGGATTATGCAAACAATGCATCTAATAGATTAAGAATTGCTGAGCAGCAATTAAAAAGCGGTCAAATGAGTGTAAAGGATTATACCATATTCAGACAAAACTTAATTGATGGTACTAACCTTGCTTTTAATGCAAACAAAGCTTTTCAAGAAGGTTGGAATCTAACAAGAGAAAGAGAAAGAGAAGGTATAAGTTCAGGGTTAGAGCCTCAGAATTGGGCTGAAGTAGAAGGGTTTGGAAATTGGAGAAACATAGGTTGGCAGATAGGTCCTAATGGAACTGTTATGGCAGGTAAAATGATTGAAAAAGAAATTGACGGTAAAAAAGTAAGAACATTAGACGATTCTCCGGGAGGCTTGAGAAGTATGGATTACTTAAACCAAGCTATATTGGGTAGAATTGATAAATATGATTATCAGTCTAAGGTAAAAAGTTTTGTCGATACTTTAGGAAAAGAGAAAAAAGTTACTACTGTACTTGGAAGAGTAGGTGCTCAAGGTTTATCTCAAAGCGTTGAAGATATTACAAGCAGACAAGACATAGACCCTGCAACTAAACAAATTTTATTTGATTTCAAAAAAGCTGAAGATGAAAAAGTTAAAGAGATTGCAGGTACTAATTTAGATTCTGCAAGAATACTTTTCGATAGTGCTAAAATAGCACCAAATATGCAGCCTTATAAAATTGTTACAGACCCTAAAGAAGCTAAAAAAGGAGAGAACTTTATATTAAAAGTAGTTGACCCTGATTCAGGTGGTTTCACATATCAATTAACAGACGCTCAGAAAAAAGATGCTGAAGAGTTTATCAGAAGCAATATGAGAGCTCAATATAATTACGAGGAAGAAGATAAAGTAGTAGGACAACTTGAATTACAAGAGTCAGCTGCTACTAAAGCAAAAGCTGCTCGTGACTATGGTCCGAGAGATGATGAAGCACCTGCTCCTGTAGAAACAGGAGAAATTCTTGTAGTAAGTGGTACTAATAAAAAAGGACAAAAAGTTGCTACAGGAGTATCTCAAAGATTGACAAATGCAGTGATTAAAGAAGTAGCGGGTGTAGAGAACGAAATTACTGACATAGGGTACAATAATAAAACAGGAGCTCTTGAAATTGTAGGATACCAATCTCAAGGTAAAAAATCAACAGGAAGGAAAGGACCTGATGGAGAAATAGAGATTTCAAAAGGTTCAAATGTTGTTAAAAAAATACCATTTAGAGGTAATAGCAAGAAAAATCCGGGTCTTATGTCAGCAATTATAACAGAAATACCTAATCCAAGCAGTAAGGAAGGCTATAACTTTAGAAATATTGCAGAAGCATTGAATTACTATAAAGGAGAGTATTTAAAAGCACGTGGTAAAAAACCTTCAGGTGGTGTAAATTACGGCGGTAAATAAAAAAAAATCTTAAACATATATAAAAATGGATGAAGAAGTAATCAACGACCTATATTCAAGAGCAAAATCAAAAGGGTATCAAAAAAACAGAGATGAATTTGTAAAACTTTTACATAGTGATTCTGAAGTTTTAAATGATATGTATTCTTATGTAAAAAGCAAAGGATATAAGAAAGATATAAATTCTTTTAATTCTCTTATAGGAAAGAACGAAGCTCCTACTCAAAAAAAAAAATTCGCTTCGGAATTATCTTCGGTGGATGGTTCATTGGAATCGCCAAGGTCTATTAAACCATTTTCAGATATGCCTACTCTTGACCAACAAGGTCTTGAGGAGGCTATGGCTAAAAGGCAATCTGTACCTACAGATATGTCAGGCAAGCCTATTTTACCTAAGCCATCAAAGGAAACTGAAAAATCTCTAAATAGAATTAAAAAAGAAAATGAGGCTCTTCAATCTGAAAGAAAAAAATATGAAAATGTTTTTGACAAGCAATTAACTATAAAGCCAAAAGTAGAAGAAAGTCAATATTTAAAAGATAGACTGTCTACTGTTGATACTGAATTAATTAATAAAACAGAAGAGTTTGTTGTTCCTGAATTAGAATATCAATTTGGAGATTTAGGATTTAAATTTGAAGAATCAGGAGCTTTAGGAGATTACGTGAAAGTAACAGCTCCTAATGGTCAAATTAAAGAAATTTCTTTAGATAATTTATTTAGTAGTAAATCAAAAGTTCAATCTGAAATTTTAAAACAATTCATAAAAGATAATACTCCTGCTAAGGGGCTTTTCGTGCTTGAAAAAACTATGAGAGAACAGGATAAAAAATTCAATTCTCAAAAACAAGTAGATGAATCTATTAAAGGAATTACTGATGATGTAAATGCTCTTAATTCTAAACAAAAAGAATTTATAATTAAGAAGACTCAATTTGATAAAGAATTAAAAAAATTAGGGCCAAATGCTACTAAAGAACAATTAGAATTATTAGAGCAACAAAAAATATCTTTAAATGATGAAATGAAATCATTACTTAAAGAAGAAGATAGAATAAAGCAAAAAAGTGGTAAATTATCAAGTGCTGTAGGTAAATACACAATTAATAAATCAAAACAAGGAGATTGGGTTGGAGGACTTAGAAATGCATTTTTAGGTGGTATTGGAAAATTGTCATCAAGTGCTACAAGTTTAATGACTGATATAGCAGGAGAGGTAAATCCTATAGTAGAAGATGGCTCTTTTTTAAGTACGTTTGTTCCTGCTTTGTTTTCTAATGAAGAAGCAACAAAATATGCTTTAGAGGGTGCTGAGAAGTTGGGGTTTGGAAAGCCAAAAGATAATAGTCAAGAGAGTATAAATAAATTTAAGCAATCTTTAACTGAAAATCAATTAGATGAAATAGAAAGCTACATTAGAGACAAAGCAAAAAAGAATGTAAAAAAGGAAATGCTTCCTTTAATGAGAATTGGAACAAAAGAAATTTTTGGAGACCCTGAAACTACTCAGCAGTGGGAAAATATTAAAAAACAAGATTTTTGGGGTGGAGCTATATTAGGATTAGCTGAATCAGCACCTGCTATGATTGGTGGTGCAGGACCTGCGGGTTGGGCTCAAAGAACTGCTCAAATGTATGCTCAAGTTTCTGATGGTTTAGCTGAGGAAATGGAGAAAAATCCTGAGTTTAAAGATGTAACCGAAAATGAAAAATTAGCTATTACTCTTCCAATAGGTATTACAGGTGCAATATTAGAAGAATTTGGTTTAAGAAATATTAAAGGAAGTCAAGGACTTATAAATAGTTTAACCTTAAAAGCTTTAGGTAAAGCAGGTAAAGGTGTTACAGCTAAAACATTCAGAGAATTAGTTGAGAATGAAGTTGAAAGTGCTATAGCAAGAGGTGCTCTTACTATTACGGCAGCAGGTGCTGCTGAGTTTGAAACAGGAGCTGCTCAGGAATTATCAGATACATCATTCAAAGCACTGTACAATGAGATAAAAGGTAAAAAAATGTTTGACACTCCTGAATCTGTTCAGGACTTATTAGAAAATGTAGCAGTTGCCGGAGCTCAAGAAGCTGTTGGTGGTTTTGTTTTAGGTGTACCTACAGGAGTAAGTGCTGCTTATTCTGAAAAAGGATTTTTAAAAATGGATGATGTTACATTTGAAACATTTGCTAATATGGCAAATGATGATAAAATGCAAAGCGCATTCATTGCAAGTCTAAAAGATAAAATAAGCCAAGGGATAATAACTACTGCTGAAGGAAAGGAACAACTAAATAATTATAGAAATTCAGTTGGATTGTTTAGACAATTACCTGATGGATTAAATACACGGCAGAAAAAAGAAGCTATGAATCTTTTAAAAGAAAAGAAAGATTTAGAGAACTATGTAAATGGTAAAGACCCTGCTTTAGTTGTAAAACAAAAAAATAGAATTGCAGAGATAAATGATTCATTAACTAAATTAACAGAAGAAGATGCCATTCAAGAGCAAAGCACAACAGAGATTCCTGTTCAGTCAGAAACCGGAGTTAGCGAAGAAGTGGAGGGAAGAACACCCGAAGCAGAACCTGAAATCGTTACCGAACAGGTTACGCAAGAAGAAGTAGTTGAAGAGCCAACAATAAAAGATAGTCAAATACCTTTAAAGAGAGAAACTTATGAGGTTTTAAATGATAATGGAGATATAATTACTGTAAAAGTAACTATAAATAAAGATGGAAGCAGAAATATAAGACAAGAAATTGATGGAGATTTTGCCGGAGAGGAAAGAGTTGGCAAAGACGTTACACTATCAAATGAAGAGTACGTAACAAAAGCTTATGGTGATATACAGGGCGAGCCTAAAACGCAATCAATGGAAGAAATTATGAATCCTAAGATGAAAGAAAAACTAACTCCTCAACAAAAATCTGAATTAGGTATTGAAGGCGAAGTAACCGCACCGCAAACTATCATCAAGGAGCCTACTATTGTGGTTCACGCTACAGCAGATGAAAGAGGATTTGCTTTAAATTATTTTGAAGGAATTGATAAAACGAATATAACTACACCTGAAGACCCAAGAGGCTTTACTCGAAATTCAACTCCTGAGCAAAGAAAAGAATTTGGTAAAGGAAACGCTGTAATTACGGTAAACGAAATATCTGAAAATGGAGATAAAAATATTTCTTTTGTATCTGAAATAGAAGAAATTGGCGGTAGAGCAGGAGGTACTGTATTTGATTTTGTGGTACCTAACGGTAGTAATGCTACCGCTGAAGGAATAAAAGATATTTACGATAAATTAAGAAAAGATTTAAAAGGAGAAAAACTTATTAATGAGACTGTAAAACAAGTTAAAGAATATATAAAGTCTTCAAGAACACAACCAACAAATCAAACACAAGAAAATGAAACAGAACAACAACCAACAGTACAACCCGAACCAACCGGAGACAGAGGAAGACGGACTGATAGCAGGGAAATTGCGCCTCTTGAAGGCACGCCAACAATTCAAGGAGCTACAGGGCCGGACCCACAACTTGTTGCCGTTGCCGAACAATATGCAGCAGACAATGGAATCGACCTCAAACGACAATCAGAATATGTAGAAGTAGATGAGGAAAGAGCTCAACGTATAGCACAGGCTTACGAAGAAATGGCTCACGACCCTCAGAACCCAAAAGTAAAAGAAGCATACGCTGAACTTATTAAACAAACAATAGCTCAATATCAAGCATTAGTTGATGCAGGATATAAGTTTTGGTTTATGGATTTGAACATACCAAGTAATGTTGAGTATGCAGAAAGTCCGTATAATGCTATGCGTGATTTACGTCAAAACAAAGAAATGGGAGTATTCCCTACTACTGATGGTTTCGGCACAAGCGAACTTGATGTAAACGATAATCCATTATTAGCTGAAACAGGATTCGAATGGCCTGTCGGAGGACTTGATGGAGAAATGAAACCTGTACTTGCAAATGATTTATTCAGAGCTGTTCACGATGCTTTCGGTCACGGATTAGAAGGCTCAGGGTTTAGAGCAAGAGGAGAAGAGAATGCTTGGCAAGCTCACATAAGATTGTTTACAGGACCTGCTAAAGGAGCTATAACAAGTGAGACAAGAGGTCAAAACTCTTGGCTTAACTATGGACCTGAAGGAGAGAACAATAGAGCAGCTAAAGTAGAAGATACTATTTTTGCTGACCAAAAAACAGGACTTATGCCTGAGTGGACTTGGATAGAAGGGCTTGCAGGAGATGTGGAGGCTGAAGCTCAAGTTGCTGAAAACTTATCCCAAGAATTATCTGAGACTGATTTACCGGGCTACGATAGAACTATGGCTGAGGTTGAAGGTATTGTTCAGAAATCAAAACAAAGAAAGGTTAGTGAGCCTAAGATATTTGATAACGTAATGAATTATGTTATGGGTTCAAAAAAAAGGCGCAAGAGAATCAATACAAGCTTGGAAGAATCAAACTAAAGAATTAACTAAAGAACTTAATGATTTAGTTAAGTCAGGTAAAATAACTGCAAGACAAAGTGGTATTATCCTTAATAAGTTTGGAAAGGTAAATATATTCAGCGAAAAGTCGGTAGGTAGATTTACTGATTATATGGTAAAAGTATTTAATGATGCTGACTATAAAAACAAATTATCTAATGCAAGAAAAACATTATCTTCATTAAAGAAATTATCTAAAGACCAAACTAAGAATGCTGACCTTAGAGCATTAGCTTCTGAGTTTGTAAAAATAGACCCGTCTTTCGTAGATAATATCGATGAGTATAATGATATTGCAAATAAATTAAAAACAGCAGTAGATGGCTCTAAAATTAGAAAAGCCAATACTAAATTTGCAGAAACAGTAAATGCTCAGGATGTAATATCTTATGTAGAGAAAATACTTGTAGACCAAGAACAAAAAATCAAACAAGAAAAGATTCAAGAGATACAAGACCTATTAGGTGTAGACGCTTCTGAGTTTAGTGCAGAAGAGATTGATACTTTGTTGGAATCAGATAAAGATATTTCTAAAGACGATGAGAAAATAGTAAGAGCTACAATTAAAAAAGCATTTGATATTTACTCAACTGTAATAAAAGAAATGTTGAACACAGGTGTCGACCCATTCACAGAAGAAGATATTACTTTTACTAAAGAACAAAAAAACCTTATTGAAAGGTTTATGAAAATAGACCCTGATAAGATTACAGATGCAAAAGAAGCATTGAGAACTGTTGACTCTCTTATAAATTTCATACAGAATAAATCAACAGCAGGAATGTTAAAATCAATTGCTCAGTATGAGGGGATAGAAGGAGGAGAGCAAGTTGTTAGTGAAGGATTAAAAGCAACAAGACTTAGAAAATATTTTAGTACAAGATTGGGATTAGGTCTCGGAGAGCAAGTTACATCGCTACCTGTATTGTTTGATAAAATGTTCAAAGGAGTTACAAGAGCATTAAGAGTTGAAGAGCTTATAGGTATGTCTGATTTAATTAATAATAGCTCTAAAAAAGAATCTGAATCTAATAGAATAGTTAAAGAGTATGTAAATAAATTCTACAAAACAAAAGCAAACGGAGAGTCTTTTAATTCTGCGTACAATGATATTGAACGAGGGGTATTTGCTCATATTTTTAGAAATGTAATTGGACCTGAATCAAGAATGAAAGAAGTTTTCAATAAAAGAAAACAAGAAGCTTTAGATGCTATTGAGTTATTATCTAAAAGAGGAAATGATTCAGAAAAAGAAATAGCTCAACTTTTACAAAAAGTATATGATAAAATATTAGATGGTTCTGAAAATATTCAAGATGTTATTGGTAAAACTGATGCTAACAATGTAAAAGCTGTTGAGCATTGGGTAAAAGAATGGTCTAATAAATACGACTCATTAGCTGATTTGGCTCTTAACTTCTACAATAAAGTATTAGGTAGAGACTTAAACTATACTCCTGATAAAATTAAAAAGCTTCAGGATAAAATGCAGGATATTGATTTAGAAGATATACAATCTCAATTCTTTGCTAATACTGACGAAATTTTATATGATAAAAAATCAGGAAGTTTAATGGATAAGCAAGAGAATAGAAGTATACCTAAAGATATGTATGTAGATTTCTCATTTGATAAGAAGAATGCAAATGCTATGAGCGATGCTTTGGCTGATTTATATACTGCATTTGATGTAGCTAAAGTGGGTTCATTCCTTAAATCTAAAGAATTTAGAAAGGTATTTCCATCAGCTAAAGATGCAAATCTTATAGATAAAAGAATAAAAAAATTCGTTAGATTAACAAGAAAGAAAACTCCTTTTTCTAATCAAGATATATCTAACCTTTTAAAAGCAGCAAATAAATTAGCTAAGCTTGGTGTTGCAGCATCATTAGCATCTCCTGCTCAGCCATTTAAACAAACCATACCGGTTATGTTTAGTACTGCTATGAGTGCGGGTAATGTAGGTCTTGGTATAGCATTTAATAAAAACTTCAATAATTGGCTTGATAATTTAGGATTAGCTATATCAAATAGAGGTGTTGAGGCTCAGGCTGAGATAGAGTCGTTAAATAAATTATTAGAGAAAGCAGCAGATATGCCACTTGATAAAGCTTTAAAATTTATAGAAAGAACAAACGATAAAGCATTGAAAGTATTGTTGGTTAACTTTGATGTTTGGATTGCAAGAGCTTCATTTAAAGCTTATTACGAACAGTCATTAAAGAAACAAGGATTACAATCAAGTGGTATAGATTATAGTACCCACGAAGTGAATAAACAGGCTGCTAATTATGCTCAAAGGATGGTAGATAGACAACAAAATATATCTAACCCTGAATTAGCCGGAGATTTATTTACAACCGAAGATGCTGCAAAAAAAGCATTTGTTAAAATGCTTATGCCTTTCTCAAGTTTTAGAACGAATCAATCTGCAAGACTTGGAGCTGACTTAAGTACATTAGAATATTGGAATACTTCTACAAAAGAAGATAAAGTTATTGCTCTAAGGTCTATAGCAGGATATGTATTAGAAGC